CGGCTTATGCGGCGACTAATGCGGCTTATGCGGCGACTAATGCGGCTTATGCGGCGACTAATGCGGCTTATGCGGCGGCTTATGCGGCGGCTTATGCGGCGATAAAAATTAAAATTCTAAATTATGGAATGGAATTGCTTAGAGGATAAATGAAAATGAAAGGAGTAAAAATGGAAAACGTAAAAAAGGAATGTACAACTCATCATTATTCTTGTAATTGCAGGGAAGAGAAAAATACGTGGAGAGGAGAACCGGATTAGTGCCTGGTACACGTTCCGGCTCTGGGGGGAACTATTATTTACTTACTTTAAACAAACATATTATCCAGAATGTAAAGATTATTATAAATCCTATAATCCAGTAATACATTTTAAATCCTTTATTTTCCTAAAGGTTTATTTAATCTGTCCTGTATTGCGTATACTCCAAACGCCGACAATGCCATAATCACATAAGGAGGTACAGAAATACCCGCCGCCTCTAAAGCCGCAATTATTCCTCCGATGATCGCCGTCTGGACTGATTTTTTTTTCCACCAAGGTCTATTATCTACTACAATTTCATCTGCCATGATATTTTTTCCTTTCTAATTTTGATTTAGTTTTTCAATTAAATCATTTAGTTTTGATTTAACTTAAAATTCAAATCCCGAAAAGAATGTCCCTCTTTCTTGCATAATACCTAATCCTATTTTCCAAGTAATAAGATTTCGCCTTTTTGTGGGATAGTCAAAATTTCCCATTATCCCATAACCTAAATAAGTTATATTGTTCATAAAAACAAATGGGCCAGCCCAAATGCCCGGATTAACTTTAATACCTAAATCTATTTCGTAGGCAACTTTATATTTATTCTCATGTGATCTATGAGTTATGCCTAAGCCATGATTTATATCAAATTCTGCCGCAAAAACCGCCCCCGGTCCGGGCACAAATAATACCATACCGCACAAAACCATTACAATCACAATTAACTTTTTCATCATTTAATCCTTTCTTTTATTTACTTCCTTTTCAATCCACTCAAAATCGATAATTCCAAAATCGTTCGATTCCCGCCTGTGTTTTTTAAGCTGATTGAAAAGTTTTTTATCCGTCCGGCAGATATCAAACAGTTGATTAATTATACTACTGTTTGGCATACCGTTCAACTTTTTTATTATGAGATTGAGTTTTTTCATAGTTTGTTTTTTAACCAGTCCCACGCCATTGTAACACCAACACCAATACCGATTAATTTTAATTCTATATTTGACGTCTTTGTTTCTAACTTTTGTATTTTCTCATTTTGAATATCGATTTTATTCCACATGGCTTTATGTGTTTCTTTAACTTCTCTAAAGCCTTCTTTTTGATTTTCTTTAAATTCAGTTATATCATTTTTAATGGCAATTAATATTTGATTAACAGAATCAAGAGAAATATCCGTTCCCCTGTGGTGTTCGTCTTCTTTTGGCATAGTTATCTCCTAATTAATTGTTCTATGTCTAAAATAAATTCCATTTTATTAATTTGTTGAGGCGTGTATTGCAAAATTCTATATCCTAAAACCGTTGCCGCGTTAAGTTTTTCCATGTCCTTTATAAAGCCTGATCCTGATGTATGGCGTCCGCCGGTCCATACGCCTCCGTTTTGTTCGATTATTATTTTGCATTCAGGATTACAATAATCTGCGCGCCATCTTCTAGAAGGATGAAATTTATATTCTGTTACCCATCCGGGGCATATTTTGTTTAGGATTTTTAAGATCATAATAAATAAAACCTTATCCTTCCTAGTTGAACTATAAATTTAGATTCTTCTGCCCATTTTGGAGCAGGTATACTTATGTCATAATAATGGTTAGCTGATCCAATAGGATTAATAGCATTGCCATTGTAAACATCCTCCGCTATCTCAAGACATTTAATCCAACTGTTATCGCTACTCATTGGATAATTTATTAATTGCCTGTCTTTGGGATCCGTAAGGCTAGAAAATTGCATAGGTCTAAATAACACCGACATAATATCATAACCCCACCATGCCGGATGTAATGCCCGATTCATAACAACATAAGCCACAGCGGTTTTAACCTCATCAGATTCGCCGCGTGCCTCACGCCATAAACATAAGGCAAAAAATGTTTTATCTGCTTGCTGTTGTTTTAAATCAGTCATTTCATTTCCATATATTTTAACAATATTCTCAAATCATCAATATCCACAGTATAATATCCCAACTTTTTTATTTTATCAAGGTCATATTTTGATCTATATTTATATTTTGTATTGTACCGGGACATAAACAATTTTAAATCTAAAGTGTCAGTTACACCGTTATCATTAAAATCGGTTCTATACGGATTATTAATTGACACTGATATCACTATTGTTTGCATAGTGATGGCATTAATTTTAGAACTCAAAAATAATATAAATAAAATAATATAAATTTTATTAATCATATTAATACTACCTGATTATCCCCATTTACCTCAGTCCCGTCAAATATTCCATTTTCCCATGGAATATCATTGGGGAATATTGTTTGTTTTTTCTTTGGCATAAATATTGGTGATGTCCATGTGCCCAACATTGGTTCAGGCACTGACGATAATCCGTATGCTAGTGGTGTTCGAAATTTTCTTTCAAATATTTTATTCTCATATAATAATTTTATTTCACTTGGGGATAAAACTCTGTTGTAACAAAAGCAGTCACCAATATCGCCGGTAAATTTATTACCTTGAGATGCGTCCATTCCTATGGTAACAGGAGTAGTTGGGGCATATCTTATAGACGTACCAGCAAAATTAGTATTGGGTCTTGTATATGCAACTTCAGAGCCATCTACATATAATCTTATAATAGTGGGGGAGGTGACATCAAAAACACCTACCACTTGATGTTCTCTACCATCATTATAAATACTAGGCGACGTAAGACAATAGCTGTACGTTGCTCCTGTTCCAAAACAAAAAAACTCTAGTGCTCCGGATGATAATTTCAACATCCACCCTCTATCCGCATGGACTGCTGCCCCTGGGGTGTAATCACGTCCAAATATACACCCAGAACTAGTAGTCTTAAAATTTGCTACAGCGGTTACAGCACTCCAACCAGCATTCCATGGATACTGGGGATACTCATATAGCGGAGCTTCTATTTTTGTAAAATAAATTTGAATATTTCTGGGAGGAGCATAATTTAAAGCCATACCATTTTTGAAATGGGAAACATTGGTGGGAATAAATCCGTACGGAGTGCCAACATATTTATATGGTGACAAATCCGGCACTTTAGATATTCCAGATGTTCCAGGTGTTTTGCTAACACACCAATATCCCATCAACCCTTTCCACAGCTGAGGATATTTAGCGGTTACCTCACTAACAGCATGTTTCCCAAAGTTGACATTGTACACTTATTGAATCTCCTCATCAAACAACTCATACCTAACATAGTGATTTTCTTCAACGCTATGCAATGCCTGCCCTGTCATCTGGGCAATTGCAATAGTCCATTTCGGTGGTAAATCTTCAATTAGAAACTCACCATAATACGCTTGTGAATTTGTAGTATATGGCACTCCTATAGAGCCTATAATCTTAGCATTAGCCAAAGTAGCTATTGCAGCATCACTAGCCCCTGCACCATCTGACCTGTGTGCAGTTCCATTCTGATCTCCAGTTATTAAAAAGAAAAGTATTTTTGTATTTGAAGTTACAGCTGGTGTTGCTATTGTAGTAATTTTTGCATATATCATAGCTTTTCGATAAGCTTTTCCATCAGCTATATTTGTAATAATCGTACCTTGTCTTCCAGAAAAAAGGCCAGGAGTAGCAGCCCCCGATACTGGCAAACTTGCCAATGTAATCGTTACAGCCGCACTGCCTTGCCATAAATTTTTAACTTCATTTGCCATTATATCCTCCTGCTTTCTTCAATCATTTCAAAAGTTATTTTGTTTGGGGCATATGGAATACCATTAAATAAAAAAACAATTTTAGGCTGGTCAAAAGTTTGCAAGCCTATAATCTTCAAAGAGTTTATATAATCAATTTTATCTTGAGTTATAATCCCATTTTTTAGTAATGATGCTAATACGGCTTTAAATAAAATGTCGTCAATATTAATTACATCACTCAATGCATATAACCACGCTTTAAAAGCACCACCATCAATCACGTTATCATTCACAAAGTTCATCATAGTGTCAAATTCATCCGCAAATATCATATATAGTTGGGCTTTTGTGATAGTAGTATTATCCGATATTACGTGGTTAGTAGTTTTAATAGGATCATTCAATAGTGATAATATTTCATCATCTGATTTTCCATCGTATTCTGGTTTTGCAAGTTCATCTTTAATTTTTGTATATATTACACTTTTAATATAAGCGTCTATTCCCTCAGCTGATTTACCGCTATAATCATTTTTTATAATATTATAATCTTTTGTTATTTTAGATAAAATTGTATTCATAACATACCCTCCTCTATTATTTTTAATTCTGTGCTTTGATATAAATCCTGTGGAGTAGTCCACTCAATCTCTTTTCTAATTAACTCTCTGCCAATATGCCTATATGCTTCTAAAATAAGTTCAGAACAAAAATACCAGTTTTTATTTTGCCATTTTGATTTTATAAAAAACGAAACAATGCCACGCCAGTCGTATTTTTTACCTAGTTTACTCACCATAAAGTTTACAAACAAAAATTTTTCCTCATCAGATAATGGTATTTTTGGCGTAAGAATAGCATACTTACACCTCTTATAAACATTAATACTCTCTTGCCTTACTTTTGGGTATGTAGCCTCAATACAATCTTTATTGTAATTAATAATACCCATAACATGAGACCAGTTTTTTGTAAAATAAATTATAATCAAACTGATTAACGATTTATTTTTTATGAATACTATGTCTCCTATGTTTGTTTTCATAGTTTGTCCCCTAATTTTTTATGATAAAATAGCCGTATACCCATCGTCAATGCTTTCAATAAAACAGGTTACATAATAAGAGTAATACGTGTTTGTTGATTTTATCTTAACCATGTTTGATTCAATTTTAAAGAAAAAAGTTAATTCACCTGTATCATGTATCACATCCGGATTAATAACATTTAATGTAGTTATGGAATCCTCTGATGTATTATAAACATAAAAAGTTTTCTCACCATCTATATTATTATTTATTTCAGAAAATGAAATAGTCGTTGCACCCAAACGATCCGATTTTATGTGCATCGTTACTCTTAATGGCAAATTAGGGAACACCGCATTGCCAATATCAAAAAACTCTCCAGTATCTCCATTTGGAATATATGTAGAATCTGTCCAACCTCTTCTATTATATTTAGCTGTCGTTGCCTGAGCGGCAGTCATCAAACCTTTTGCTGAGGCAGTGGCAGACTGAATAGAATCACCCGCAACATGATCGGAAGCGTGATTTCTATCCGTCAAAGTAGAATATTGCCTAACTTCTATATTATTAAGATTTGATGCTGTAAAGTTCAAATCTGAATATTTCACCTTTACTCCATTTGTTCCATCGTGACTTTGCGGCAGTACATCAGTCCCCTCGGCATTATCTCCAAGAATTAAATCTTTGTTGTATTTAGTATTATCAAACACGACATCATAATGACTTTTTTCAGTGGGATCGCCTACGCTTACAAGATTACTTGATGTAAAACTCATCTATAATCTCCTTTAAATTAGTTTTACGTTTATTAATATCGCTAATTAATTTTTGTTCTTCTAATAAAATCTGATTTGCAAAATCTTTTATATCTGCTTTTAATCCCTCTTCTGATAATATTTCTATGGGGCATTTCGCTATTATTGGTAATACTATTACATAATTATCATTCATTATAATAAATGTTTTATCTGCCATGCCCTCAACTTTATGAAAAAAAATTTTTTTAATTGAATCTCCTTTAATTTCAGAGATTTCCTCTAAATTTGTTTTTATTATATGAGATAATGTAAATTTAGAGTTAGTATTTTTTAAATTTATTGATTCTATTATTTTAGTATCTTTAACTCGTTTTTTTATTTTTTCAAATTCTTTATCAATTTTCTCTTCTTCTTTAATTCGATTTAATTCGTAAATTTCTTTTATAGTCATTCATTCTCCTTTCATTTTTACCACCATCGGCTTATACCATAACTATTAGGATCAGTAACATCCGCAAACCCATTTTGAGTCCAATACCCGGAGACACTGCGTTGCTCGTTAGTTGCATCTTTATATGCTGGCGTTCCAGTAGATACCCATATGCCAACATTAAATCCATAACCTCGCAAATCGGAACATTCAATTTCCACCATATTATTTTGGATGTCTCTGGATATCCCCGTTATTTCTGCTAACACGAGATTCATTCCCCCGTTTTCCGAATCAGGACTTTTTGTTTTTGTTACATAAATTTTATCTCCTATATTTTTTTGAACAGGCCTTAAATGCGTTTTAAATTTTATTTGCCTGCCCGGCTCGTTGATAATATATAATATCCGTTGAGCTACTGTTTGGGCTATGGTTTTGCTTACTATATAGGTATCAATTATTTGCGATGGACGTTCATCATATAAATATTCGCTTTTTGAATTGTTTTCAGAAACATAGGAATATTTATCAGTCTCATAATTTTTGTTATATCCAATACTGATAGTATTTCGTAAATCATCGCCCCACGATTTTACGTTGAAATCAAAATACTCATAATCTTCAAACTCATCGTATACGGTTATCCTCTGCGGGTTCCATGCTTTATAATTTATTTTGCCGTCAATACCTGTATAAAATAAATCAAACGCACTTGACGCAAGTATTCGTCCGATTATAATTATTGTCTGTTCCTGTTTGTTCTGATATATCTGTATCGGGATATCAGTATCAGTTTGAGACGTTGAGAACGATGTAAGATTCAAATCTGCGTCAACCAGCCCGGCTTCCGTCTGGCATAAATCTTTTATTATATCCGACATGTTTCCGTCAGTAAAAACAGATGGCGTAAATAAAGCTTTAACTTTTGTTGTTCCTTCTTGGAAACCAGATTGTGCTCCGTCAAGTGGAGTTGTAATTACAAAAGTATTACTTGATAATGCCGAAGCCGTTGCCGCTCTCCAACCTAAACCGTCTCCATAATCCACGTAAACGGTTGATAATGCTGAAGCCGGAACATAATACTGTTGTTGATTATATTTTAATAATGTAAATGATTCCCCTTCTGCCATTCCTGCAATTGTTTCTGTCGTTAACTCAGAAGAACTCCCTCGATGAGCCGTAACTTTATATAATGCACCGCCATAAGAGATGTAATACCCTTTATAATAATTTTCAATATTATAATTAGTAAATGTATTTGGAATTATTATTTTTGTTGTTGTAGTTCCTGCCTGTGCCGTTGTCGAAGCGGTTTCAGAAGAACCATATTTTGTATTTATACACCACAATAATGGAGCTTCTGCTAATGTGTCAAAAGGTATTCCCCAACTTTTTGGGATAGGCTGTCCTATTGCTCTTTGTTCAAGATTCGGATATGAAGTAACGTTAAAATAATCTGTTAGTATTACTTTTGACAGAGCTATCTTTTTTGAAAAATATTTTAAGACAAAATTATTCTCATCGCTATTTGTTTTATTTCTTATTTGTCCTGTAAACAATGTGAGAAAATCAGAATAATTCATTAAATCACTGCCTATCTTGATAATAATATTTTTATTTTCCCATATGAACTTTTCTGATAGGGTATCAAAAAAACCATCAGCATTATTAAGAGATATATCCCCGCCCTCAATTTCTGAAGTTCCCCAAAAAATAAACGGAATTTTATGAGATACGGGAGAAATATTATTCAATCTGCCTTCATAAAAAATATTATTAAATATTATATTTTCGCTGGCGAAATACATATTAAAATAAGCTGCTAAAGTTTTATCGGCCCCATTACTGCTATTAGAGAAATGAATATATATAGAAACTATTTCGCTTCCTATATTCTGATACCAACTACCCGGATTAGATTCGACATCGTCAACAGATGTTTGTTCTGTGAGAGATACTCCATTTTCTTTAACGTCAGAAACAGTTTTAAAAATATTATAGCTCCGTCCATCTCTTAGTGTTAAAGTTTCTTGATAATAGGTTTTATAATATACGTTACTCATAATTTTTTAATTTAATAAAATCCAATTTGTTGAATCGGTTGTGTCAAACCCGAAATATATTTTTTGCAAAGTTGTATCCCTAAAAAAATCTCCTATTTTTATTGGAGCAATTGTAGGGGCAACACTATCGTAATAAAATTTAGGATATAGATCATCGTGATTATGGCCCGTTGTGGAATATCCTGTTAAATCCACGGAAACGGTATTTCCTGTTTCTGATAACGGCAAACTCCAAATTAATATATTTTCTTTGTTATTTAACAACCCTTGTATTGTGTCCGAATCCCACGCCGAATCATAATAACTTTTACTGTCAGCATACGTCGTTCCCCAATAATTAGCGGAATCATATTTTTGTATATAAGTTGATGTCATCAATCCGTTAGTTGAATCCGTTACCAGAGATGTATCGGCTTTTGTGGCAATGGAATTATATATGTCTGTAAACGTGCTATATACATTTGTCGATGAGGCAAAATCGGCATACATGGTAGTTGATAAAACCCATGCGGAATCATAATTATTTTTACTAGCATTATATGTCGTTCCATAAATAAAACCCGTATCCCACTGTAAGAAATGCGTTGAATCAACTATACCATTAGCATTTGTTGTGGCGTAAGTGGTTGATAAAATTTGAGTTGAGTTCCATAACGAATAATAAGTTGAATTTAAAAGCCCGTTTGTGGAATCGTTAACATAGGCTGTTGTATATATTGTATCAAAATAACCTTTTAAAGAAACTTTTGCGCTAGACCAAATTAATCTTCTTGAGGTTCCGGCTGAAATATCAACTATGTATAAAAAATCTTCATCTGCCAGAGAATTTAAAACAGTTAGCGCCGATACTTTGGTATCAGCAGCATTTACTTGATTTGTTTTTAATATTATTATTATATTCAAATAAAATATCATTACCAGAAAAACTATACTTAAAAAAGTGTCTAAATATTTTTTCATTCTATCTCCTATTCTAAAGCTATTTTATTTCCGGATTCATCAAGAATATAACTTGCGCCATCTTCTATTAATAACGCGCCGCCATAATTTTCTAATCCCATTATTTCTTCCGCTATCATCATTTCAGCCAGTATAATTGTATGGCTATTAGGTTTGCTTAGATAAGACGCAAGCGTTTCGTATACTTTAACCCATATCCGTTTGAATAATGGGTCAGTCGATGTTCCAGTTAATGTGGGTTTAACTTCAAAAAACTTTTTGTTTTGAAACTCAGCGTTACCTGAAATATCTTCGCCGTTAGTAACTTCCGTATAACTCGTTACTTCCAATTCTGAAATTGTAGAACCTGCCCGCACGCCAACAGTTTTATCGTCGCCTGTTACTGTATCTATCTCACCCGTAGATTCGTAGGAATCCCAATAAAGAGAAACCAAATTCCAAAACTGTTTTAATCCACCTTTAATACTCATATAGATTCCTCAAAATTTATGTTTATCTGATAATAACTTCCAGAATTATGAATAACCTCCAATCCCCCTAACAATTTACCATAAAAAGTATGGCGTTGTAAATCACAATATCTGTTAGCTCCTAAATCTACCTGGTCAGGATTAATTGAAATAAAAATATCTTTATTTGTCCCAATATTATCAAACATATTTAGAAACGATTGATAATCATCTATTCCTGAAGGATCACTGATAACATCGGGGAATTGACACTGTATCTGCCATATTTTATTTTTCTGATTAACATATTTTGTGCCGTTCAGAGACATAGAAATTTCCGATAAATCTAATCTTTTCAAAGTATAATAAGCGTCTTTATCTTGTATCGGCTCAAAATATGAACCTAAAAAAATTCTGCCGAGTGAAATATATTCATCGGGATTGAAAGCGTCTTCTATTAATATTCTCCAATATCTTTTTGTCCCAAGTGTCCCCTGCCATGTAATTAAACCAGAATTATAAGTATTATATGATCCATACGGATTAAGTAAATTAATATTAACATCAGGCGTTCCCCAAGAATCCGATGTGTGTGCCTGTAATCTCAAATTTGTTACAGAACTTGATATATTATGCCCTGCGATAGCAACTGCGGTAATAGCCTGCGCTGAACCCAAATTAGCTACAACATTAGTTGATGAATCACTTATGCTCCGATATTTACATTCTAAACGAGGATCAACAGTATTTTTAACCGGCAATGTTGCAACTTCCGAGCTAGCGGTTAAATCCGCTGTGTCCCATAAATTGTTATATAAAAATCTTAAATTACCCATTATATATTCCGTTCTGATTAATAATTTTCATTCCATATTTAGAAACTTCTAACATAGCAGTTGCAATTTTTTTACTGTCAATAATTATATTTAAAGGAGCCGATATTATTTTATCCATATTAAATCCTTTGCCCGCGTTAAGATCATTTACTGTTTGAACACCTAATTGTTTTGTCGCCCGCCTATTAAGTACGGCTTCGCCTGTTTGCGCTATAATCGGTACTTCGTCTTGAGCTATCATTCCTGTATGGGCTTTCCGGATAACTCCACCAGCATGATATTTTTCAACTACGCCACCCTCATGAAACAAAGCTCCAAGCGGACCCGTTGCGGATATTTTAAAAATTTTAAGCAAAGCTAATTTTACCAGCATTTTCGCAACCATTTCGGTTAACATATCAAACAATAAATCAGTCATCCCTTTGAAAAACGTTTTAAAAGCATTCCCGCCTTTTCGCATTTCATCAAACATTCCTTTCGTTACTCCCACCATACCATTTGCAAAACTTGATCCTTGACTTCTCATTTGATCCGTCATTGTCCCCCAAGAATTTATTTGACTGGCTACACCCAAACTAAAACTGCCCGACATACTATCGCTCATCGCTTTATAATCCAAAAGCCATTGATCATATATAGCTCTATTTTCTTCATACTCTTTTTCTGTTATAGCCGACAAATTCATTTCCTTGCGTTTTTCCACAATTTCATCAAAAAAACCAAATTTCATTTCTTTCTGCAAACCCCAAATATTTTCTATTTCTTCCGCTTCAAATTTTTTTATACTTACGATATCATCGGATTCAATTTTTTTCTGCGCCACAATATCAGTGCCGGCGTCAATACTAAATTGTTTTGTTTCTCCTAATATGTTTTTAATTTCTTCCTGGCTCGCTTTAATATCTTTATTCTCAGCAAGTTTATCTTTTAGATTTTGGACATCCATAGCTGCTACTTCAAACGTGTCTTTAATAACATTTTTTGTATCTTCAAATTGTATCTTCGTTGTTGCCGCCATTTCGTCAAACGCCTCGCTTGCGGTTCTAGTGGACTGTTTCGCATAAACATCAAATTTAAGTTTTTCTTTAATGTCATCGGATAATAAAGGCATTTTATCTATCCATTTATTAATAGTAGATTTAACATCCTGCAAAATATTAAATATTCCTACTCCTATTTTTTCTCCGATGAAATCTATAAACCCTATTAACGGCGTTAATGCCGTTGATATAAATTTAGGAATTGCCAATATAACCCCGCCCAATATATCAACAACCATATTGCTAAACGCTATAAAAATTTCGGGATTAGTTAAAAATTCCCGTAATGTTAAATAAGCGAGATTCAAACTTTCGCTAAATATATCTGGTATTTTAGAAATTAAATCCATAAATTTAACAAACCCGGGAGCTAACCTGTCTCCCAAATTTATCATTATAGTATCTGTCCAGTTTTTAAATTTTATTTTTGCCGATTCGAAAGTTTCATTTTGTTTTTCGACACCCTCGTTAACTTTATCCGTGCCGTCCCGCATATCCGCGAGCGTTTTATTATATATTTCGTTTGTAGCTCCCGTCAAAGAAATTGCAGCAGTCAATGCTTGTACTCTCCCATAAACCTTACCTAAATTCATGCCGGTTTTGCCAGCCTCTTCTTTTATTTTAAAAAACGCTCCTACAAGGCCGCCGCTTGTTTCGATTAATTGTTTGCCGTCAACAACCCCTATGCGTTTAAAAAGTATGCTCATGTCTTCTGTCGGTTTTAACATTGACGCTATGGCTTGCCTTAAATTTTGTTGCGCTTCCGCTGTGGGCACGCCCGCTGTTGTCAATGCGGCTGTTGCCGCGGATAAATCATCAAGTTTAACTCCCATTTCAGAGGCAATCGGAGCTACACTACCGAACGCCTGGCTCAATTCTCCTACTGTGGTTTTCCCCGCTTTCACTGCTTTGAAAAATATATTTGATACTGCGTCAGCATCCGTAACTGATAAATGATACGCGTTAAGAGATGAAGTCATAATATTAACAGCTTCTTTTGTTGAACCCAAACCCGCAACTGCGAGTTTTGTCGACGAATGTAAAACTTTTAACGCGTTCGCTCCTGGGGATATACCGGCAGAAATAGTTTGATACAACGCTTTCCCCAAATCGTCAATAGGTTTTGGCAGGGTAGTTGCCATTTCAAGCAGTCTACTTTTCATATCGCCTAAAAGAGGCATGGTGGAACTATCCAACAGCGTAGACACATCTGACATATTCTGCTGGAAATCTCCAAAAACATTCATTGCTTTACGCAGCGCCAACCCCACACCCGCAATAGCCGCGGTGACCATTAACCAATTTAGTTTAAACCCCTTAGCTGTTTTACCGCTTTTGGTTTCCAGCCCCGTTAGGTCTTTTTTACTTACTGCCATTGCCGCGTCCCATCCGGATTTATCAATTTTTAGTTTCGCTACTAAATCTCCAATGTTCATTATTTTTTCCTTTTAATAACAGGGAACCCCGATTTTAAAATTTTATATTCCATTTCTTCTTCTGTAGGCAATCCCGTTTTACCAAATTTTATCTGTAAATCTTTAGCCGGAACTCCTGCCAATCCAGCCAATATATTTCTAATTTTTAAATTAATAAAACATATCGGCTGTAAATCCTGCCAGCATTTAATCAATTCATTTATCTGCCTATGACTCAATTCGTTTTCAATTCTATCAATCGTATATGCCGGATAAACCACCATAAACCGATGATATAATTCTATTTTGTTATAGTTTGCAACATCACTATTTCGACTACCTGTTTTATTTTTTTGAAAAAAAAATCAGCCACGCCGTCCATTTGAGATTGTTTTAATGAAGCTAAAAATATTTCTTTTATTATTCTAAAAGTAATATTTTCTTCAAACCATTCTTCATTAATGCTATTATCTCTCATAATTTCACAGGTTTGACACCTGCTCCAAGATTTATGTCCATTACAGCCCCCGCATTTCGCAGGCATACATATAAAATTAAACAATTTTACCAGTTCAGATTTTGGCAGTTTTTTATAAATTGAAACAAAATCCGTTAACATATTAATATCCTGTTCCCCGAATTTTGAGGTAACAGAATTAATAAGTTCCTGCAATTTTTCTATAAATAAATCCTGTCTCTTAATAGACATTTCAAACATATAGAAAATTTTATCGTCAATACAAACTTTGTTTTTTTCAGGGCTTAATACTTGCAGTAAAGTTAATTTTGTTTCCATTTTTCTCCTTTTATAATAAAATATATTCTATTAATTTATCAGCTATGTATTTTTCCGTCCAAATAGTTTCCATAAAATTCCTTGATTTTTTTCCATGATGTCCCCTTAATCCCGGTTTATCAAGTAAATTTTCAATGCTTTTCTGCAACCCGTTCTCATCATTAGCAATAATAAACGGCAACTGTTTTTCATCAATATTAAAAAACTCGTTTATATGTTTAACACAATTATCATCAGCTCCATTTATTACCGGAATACCCATAGACATAAACTCTAAACTGCTTAATCCATACCAACCTTGAAAATGGTCAAATCCCAAATACGCCAATCTTTTTAATCTCAAACATTCAAATTGAGAAATATTATATAATAAAAATTGTCTGGTATCTGGATATTTTTCTTTAACCTTATGACATACTGCCGCAAACAATTCCATATTTTTATTACAGGTAGGAGTCGGCGACTGGCATAAAAATCTAACGTTGCTTTCTCCGTTAATAGGATAATATCCATTTTTGCCATCCAGTCTCGGAATATAAGTAAAATCATTTACCGGGATACAATTAGGAATATATTTTGAATTTTTTATGTTAAGTAAATCGGGCGTTACCACAATTATTTTATTTGCTTTTAAAGATTTATATCTTTCAGACAATTCAAAAACGTTTTGTTTTGAATATGGTTCGCCGTGATGTTGAAATATAATTTGTTTCCCCTTAGTTATTTCATTGTAAGTTATTTTCCGTTTGAAAAATTTGTTTTCAAAATCAATAAAAAAATTATCCCATTCCAGTTCTTGCGGTTTATGAAATATGAGAGTATCTGAATTTTCTAAAAGCCATAAAACCTCATCTGGCGATTCGATTTTTAATCTGTCTTCCGTATAAATATCATCTTTAAAATTATATTGTTTCACTTTAGCAAACGATATAACCCTCGATTTATGTTCTGTGAATTTATTTACCGCGTTCGCCATATTATAAATAGCTCCCGCTGGATCTGTCGCAGTGATGTTTAAAATATTCATTTAACTCCTCTCACTTTGTAAACGGATTTTCCTTTTACTTCATTATAAGTTAAATTCTTCATGACAAAATCCATTATATATTTAGTCATAATTCTTTAATATCCCCTTTTCTAAATTCATTTATAATTCCGTTTGAACAATCTATTATTTCATAGTTCAGCGGTTCATTGCACTTTTTATCTATTATTTTTAAAGCAGCTAAAAAATTAAGATTCTGATTATACCCGATATGTTCTTCCCAGCATTTCACTCCGTTTTTTTCATATAAATATTTTGAATTTATTTTGTCAAGTGTTTGCTGTTCAGTTATGATAACAGGTTCCCATTTCCCAGATTCTTTGCTATATTGGGTCGCCCGATATTTCATGTTTGGAAAACCATAATCCACACCTACAAGATATATTTTTTTACAGCCCGTATACAAAGCTATTCTGACACAAGTATTTACCACGCAAGCTGAATTGGGCAAAGACGGAAACGAGCGATAAACCATAGGCAATATGGTTTCAAAAAATTCTATTTTAGGGTGCATAGTATTAAAAAAATATTTCCGCCCTTTCCACGCCTCTAATACATTAGGATGTATAGATGTATGAGTTATCATCTCCATTCCAACCGTATCAATATCGTCAAAACAATGGCTGATGAAATGATGAGCGTCAAAAGTAACAACATAATCCGGTTTAATATCATTAGCTACAAGATTTTTTAGGCAGGAATTGGAACAAAATATAATTGTTTTATCACGATCAATATTTTTTAATTTATTTATATTGTCATCTAAACTGGGACCTGCCCCTAAAACAATAGCATTTTTACCGTCATGTTTTTTTAATAAATGGTTTTGAATAGAATCGTTTAAATTAATATTGGAATAATTCGCGAAAGCATTAACTACCCATTTGTCAAACCAATAATTTAACGCCTCTTTGTTTCTGGTATTCACGTCAGGAATTTCAGAAGGGTTATATTTTACTATTGGCATACCGCTTTTTTTAATTATATTTTCTATATGCTGACCATTAAATGCCAATTTCATATAATCTCCTTTTTTTTGAAGGATCAGGGAAGGCGAGGGGAACCTTCCCTGATACTGTAATTATACAATTTACCCTTCTTAAGCCTCTAACGCCCAATAGCCTAATTGCTGTCCTTTTACTTTTGTTAGATCGTGTAGTATCTGGAATTTTAAAGTCACTTTTGAAAAATCATTTTCCATTAGAGAATAATCAAACCCGGAATCTCTAACCGCACGATGACATCGCAGCTGCCAAATTTTTCCATTATCAGTTAAACATTTCACAACAAGAACCGCCTCAAACAATTGTTCTTTGCCGCCAAAATTATATATCGCAGCAGCTGAATCAGTGAAATCATATGTTACATTAACATAATCACCCGAGACTATTCCCGCGCCTGATACCCTAGTAATTGTAGCTGTAGCAGATATAATTGAATAATCAGTAGTTACCTCATGCTGCGTTTCAAAATCCAAAGAAGAAACTATCACATTTGAAATGTTGGCTTCGCTTAATGTTTTTGCTGTTGTGCCAATCAGTTGAACTTCTTCGGATTTCCGTAAAACCGCTGATGTCGAAGCTGATTGCACAGCGGAACCCGAAGCTAAACTTGGAGCAACGCCAATAGCATATCGCCACTGCTCCATTTTGAAATCACCTATTGTACATTCCACCGTCAAATCATCACTGACAAGCCTGCCAATACTTTTTCCCGTGCTGTTACCTTCTTTCCGAAAAACAGTTTCTAGTGCGGGGGACATTTTGATCTCGTCCATTAACGATCCTAACCGAACATTGTTCCAATAAACTTCACCTAATCCTTTTATATGTCTTTTTTCTGTTGCCTGGCTCATATTATTTATCTCCTTTCTCAATTTTTAACATTTTAATTAATTCATTTTGAACATCTTCTATAATATATGCCGCATCCCGCATAAATATCATATCATATTTCCTTATAATTTTATTTTTCAACATGCTTGGCAATTCTTTAAAAACACCTTTACATTTAATCGTATTAATATTATCTACCCAACAAGGGAAATCGCCAATATCTTCAAAAACTAAATCGTCTCCTTTATGGATTAACCTTTTAATAGTAACTATGTTTTTAGTATCAATTAACCTTTCAAAAAAAGAAGCAATCCGCATATTATGATTTCCTGTTTTTTCGATATGTCTGAAAAATATATCTGCTGTCTTTTCTTAACACTCTTAAATTTTCGTCAAACATGTCCGCGCTAATCCAGTCTCTATGGCATTTTAATATCCTATCGTTAGTTAATCCTGTTAAAACCTGTCTGTCAAACAACTGAAATATTCTGTCTTGTATGGCATCACAATTATTGCCAAAAACAGAGAACTCAAATATTTCCTCCATTACTATATTATCAGAAGAGAATCTATTGTTTTGTGTCGCTATTCCGCTTTTAAAAACCATATACGAAGCTGTTGTTTCAGACAATGAAAACGATCCATATATTCCGTAAGGCGCAACCGCTGATTTACCTATAAGATTCCCAAGTTTTCCTGAAGCTGTTGTTTGCGCGTCTGCTATTAACACTGCATAGATTTTATTTCTTGATTCTTCCATTATCACACTTTTAATATTTGAGCGAAAATCTTTGTAACGTTATCTTTATTTTTTACTAATGCCGGCATCATAAATGGGTATGGACGTGTTTTTGAACTTCCTAGCTCCACTTTCGCGGCGTATTCAATCCGAGCTTCAACTGTGCTTTCCGCGCAGCCTCTGCCATAAATTACTTTCGTGGGATTTCCATCGGCGGGAACAATACTGTCAGACAATCCCTGAGTAACATTATGATATCTAGTTGTTCCGTCAGGATTAGTAATCGTTTCCGGCCATTGAGGATGATCCAGTTTCATATCATTAGCGATTAACAAAGTGGCCACCTCCAAAGCGGTTTTCAATTTGATTTGATTTCTCAAATCAATATTTTTTAGATTATCTGATATCTTTTTTGGTTTTATCATACTTTATTTCCAAACCTCATTCCAAAAACAGTTAAATGGTCTTCATGATCTTTAATATAATCAACTCTATAAAAATTTGAACCAACATATATTCTATCGTTAATTTTAACATTTAAATTATATTCGGTTTCAATTATATGCGTTGATTTTATATTTAATTTTTCCGCCTCAATTAAATAATTGCCCCTTATAGGCTGCACATCCACGGATGTAGACGTAACTACAATATTCCATATCTCTGTTTGTATGCCTCCGCTGCCATAAGTTATTGCGGGCCGTTTAATAGAAGCAATCTCCGCCCAATCGGATAAAATTTTGGTAGTATCAGATTGCATTCCGCTTAACATTGTCACGATGTAGGCTCTCCCAGTATCTCACTTTTATCCTCGCCAAACGAGCTCACATTTATTTCAACAGCGTCAATAGATTCATAAGGAATATTTTGTAAAAGTTTTTCATAATAATTTCTTGTTTCTCTAAGTTCCTTTAATACATTTCCTTTGTCGATTGACTTGTCGCCTATTTTGTAATTAACGTAAGCAGTAGGGTCGGAAATAATAGTATCTATAGCCGCGTCTATCGCTGTTAATTTAGTTTGTATTTGTGCCGCAGTCAAACTTGACATATGTCTCCATGGCTAAGGCCGTTTAATTATAAAATAATTTACTGACAAAGCCGTTGAATCAGAACATCCAGCTACAAAAGACGAATCAGTAATCGAATCCAGCCAGACAACTCTGCCGGTATCAACAAGCGGCTGCAAGAACACATAATCAGTTGAGTCTAATAGCTCACCAACTGTTACCGTAGTATATTCCGTAGCCGTATCACATGTAAAAGCAGAACACAAATTAGACGCGCTCCAATTTAAAACATTGCCAACCGTAAAATTAGTAATTGTTAATGTATCCAAATCGTTTGAAGCTCCGCTGACAAGCGTTTTACTCGCGGTAACCGTTCCCGCAGTTACTCCCGCATTGGTATTCAATTCGTCCGCAGTAGCGGAAACTGTTGTATCGCTTAACTGAAATTCCGTTACGCTTGCCGTAGAAAATACCCATTTTACAGTTACGGTTTCAGAGGCGTTAATATGAGCAATATTCGCGCCATCACTCAAATTTGTTGCCGCAATTGGAATATTGTTAATTTTGTAAACCTTACCAGAATCTAAATCAAAATCACCGCTTGACAACCACTTACCATCAGTCCCGTTTGTTAAAGTTTCACCGTTCGCTCCGGTTATTTCGGGCGATTCGCTAAATACCCATCGCCCAATATTAGAAGCCGCTCCAACAATAATAAACAAAGATACTCCGAGAGCAAATCCCAAACAGACATATGTATATTTTCTCATTTTTTTTTATTCTCCTTTTTTTTATAACCAGGGAATAGATATTAACCTATTCCCTGGCATATAAAATATTTACGCGGTGCATTTAATAAAATATCTAGTGTCTATCGCTACCGTTTGGTTAGCAAACCTTGTTTTAATAGTTTGCAAAATATCCGCGTGTTCGTTCCCTTTAATAGTCACAATCTGGAACGGGAATACAATTTTCTTTACAAATTGTTTTTTCGGAGAGCCAAAATACCAAGTTGTAGCGCTGTTATCATCTAATATTGGACTTGATAACAATGTGGTCTGGCGTTTAAGGGTTGATTGCATAGCTGGCCCCCACACATTAACACCTCTATTGGCGCTGGCGGCAAGATTCTGGCTAAACAAAATTTTAGCCGCGGTATCAACCAACGCGTCCGGACATAACAAAACGAAATTTGTCGGCATAAGTATATGCCTGGTATTCGCGTCATCCGATTTTAGCGCTGTTCTCAATTGCGTCCTGGCGGCTGTTATATCGGTTTCGTCTGCCAACGCATTAGACGCTTTTAAATTATTATTATCTGATGAATATAATGCCGTTGCTACTCCTGACGGATAATATGAGGTAGTACTCGCGTCAATAATAGCCTGTAACGTGAGATACTCATCATAATATTTTGCGCCTTCACCAACATCAGCCGCCGCTTTTAAAATTTGTCCCGTTTGATCAAACAAAACCGCCTCTTCGGTCAAATCAACCTCACGACCGTATTTGGCATATGTTGCCTGATACCACTTTTCTTCAAAACTTATTTTCTCATATTCCTGACCGGGCAATCTCTTAGTTGGATTTCCCGTGCCTTTGAATCCGGGAATTTTATCAACTTCGAGTTTTGAATTAAAGCTTGATACCATTTGATCCGCAATAGTATCGACAGTATTATAAGCATCAACCATTTTTTTGCTTATAAGCTGTCGAGTAATCGTTGGGAAAGCCGACGGTTCAATTGCTTCCGTAATTTGCGATGACATAAACCCCGATACCGGCTCAATAGGATACCCCTGTTCGTTGATCACAAAAGTATCCCATAATTCGCGGAGAGAAAACTCTTCCGGTTCAATCCTGCCGTCTTTGTCATCAGGTTTTCGACAAAAATTTTCTTCTAACATTTTTATTGTTTTATTTATTCCTAGCCTTCGGTCGCCTAATTCAACCGCATGGCGTTCGTTACTTTCCCGCAACATTGTTTTTAAATTTTTAGGTGTATAAATCATTTTATATTTTCTCCTTTCTTAAAGTTTATTTTAGCTTGCGTCACCAATTTCAGTTTCTGGTAGTTTCATCTTACAACGTATTGTTGTAGCGCCCGCCAACGTTTCCACCGCTACAAAGATAGCGTCTGTAGTTGTTTTTGTTAACTTAGTATAATCACCAGCAGCCATAGCAAGTTCGTCACCGATAACTACATCGGTAGAAGCGTCTAGGGTAAATTCAAATATCGTGTTTTCTCCCGGTCGATAATACGTTACCTCGTTAAAAACATCGCCACTTGGGTGTGCTCGATGAGCCACACCCCTAAAACTCAAATTATCTGTGCTTGAGGCCATAGGCAGAAGTTTACCGCTCGTGCTTTTCAATAAATCTCCTATAGCTATCACAGTTGTTGATGTTGCCACCTCTCCTTTTCCTAAAGAAAAATGACCTTCTCTGTATCTGTCTACGTTTGCCATTATTATAACTCCTTTCTATTTATGTTCTTTTATATTCTGATATAAAAGCGTTTGTTTCTTCTTTAATGTTTTCCATTTTATCTTTATGTTCGCCGAAATTTAATTTTTTTTCAGTATTGCCTTTTACTTTTGAAGTTATTTTTTCAAGGATATGTTTCCTATCAGCAATACGTTTTTTAACTTCTTCCTCAAATTTGTCTCTGCCCTCTATTAAAAACAAATCAGATTTAAAAACTTCTGTTATAAATTCAGATGATATTTTTGATTCGTCTATGAGTTTATCTATAATTTCTTTTTTCTTTGCAACCATTTCAGCGAGTTTTTTCTCTTCTTCTTCTTTCGCTAATTTTGCTTTTAAAATGCCATTCTCTTCCTTTAACTTTTTAACATCTTCCATGTGTACATCATCTCCTTCCTTTTCCGTCATAATCTGTTCAATTATATCCGGACAATTTTCTTTTATAAAATCTACAGTAATATCTTTTATTTCCACATTATCTCCTTTCGGTAAAGACTCAAAAAATCCTTGAGTCGTTGCAGGTTCCGTTACAAGTTCTATTCCAAACAAAGTATCGACAGATTCTACAATGTCATTTTCTCCGTGTCTGCCTTTGGTTAATTTTCCAGACACTCTAATTGAGTTGCCAACAGCTTCCGGCATTTGGCTGGCCAATCCAAAAATTAAAGGTTTGTACGGTTCGAGCACTTTCAAATCACCGTATATTTTTCCTTTTTCAATAATTATGTTTGAATATGTTCCAAACATGTCTTTTATTGACCGGACATTATTGCGTTCCTTAATATCAGCATTAGTCGGATGATCAAAATATGCTTTCATACCATCCGCAAAAAGAGCAATATTTTCTAACGCTTTTTCAGAATAAGTTCTTTTATTTTT